AATTCAAGATAAATAAATAGTGGATATATTTAATGAAATATTGTGGCCCCAATTCATCAAGTTGAATGAAGTGCGTAGTTTATCTCTCAATGAGCAGGTAAACCACTACAATCAATATTTAAATGAGTTACAAAACCGACGCCAACATTATATCCAACAGTTAAATTGGCTTGAGGGTAATAGGGGAGGAATTAAACCCGAACAACCCGTTCAAGATGTAGGTTTTCTCTTACAAGAAGATGGATTTGATATTCTACAAGAAGATAATAATAAAATAATAATAACATAAGATATGGCTAACTTATCAATTTCAGGATTACCTGCCGTAACATCATTAGACGGAACAGAATTATTAGTTAATGTTCAAGGTGGGGTTACAAAACAACAAACAGTACAAGATATACTCAATGCAAATCTACCCATTACCTCTAGCGGTATAATCTCAGATTTTGTAGATTTTAATACTACAGCTTCAGTAACAGGTAAACCCGGTAGATTAAGATGGAACGATAATGACGGTACATTAGATTTAACCCTTAAAGGGGGAAACGTTACATTACAAATAGGTCAAGAGAATGTAATCTATACTCGTAATAATACAGGAGCACCACTTCTAGAATCAGAATATAAGGCTGTTTTCATTAGCGGGTCAGTCGGTAATTATCCGTCCGTAAATTTAGCTGATAATTTATCAAGAAAAGCTTCAGAAAATACTATAGGAATTGTAACCGAGAACATAGGCAGTGGAGATTTAGGATTTGTAACTACTCAAGGTTTAGTTAGAAATGTAGATATGAGTGCATACACAGCAGGTGATACTTTATATTTAGGTGGATCTAATGGTGAATTAGTAAATATACCCCCTACTCCTCCTGCCCTTACAGTAATAATGGGTTATGTTATTGATAACTCTGCAACAACAGGTTCACTATATGTTAATGTTCGAAGTGGTTTTGAATACCCACAATACGCAATTGGGTATAACCTATCCAACCATACTGCGTCTATTGCTAATACAGAAACTCTTATAGATATAGATACCCCACAGGTACAGAGCGGAATAACACTTGTAGATAATTCTAAACTTACAGTATCAACCCCTGGATTATATGAATTTACAATGATATCCCAAATAAACAGAGTTTCAAGTTCAGGCACCGCCTCCATGTATTTTTGGGCAAAGAAAAATGGAGTAGATGTTCCAAATTCAAATAACAACATAGACATAACAGGAAATACCGGTACTGCTGCAACCTTATTAGATAGAAATCTTGTAATAGTACTTGAAGCAGGAGATTATATTCAATTCTATTGGGCAACCGATGATACGGATATGATATTAAAATACACTGCAGCATCATCTACCCCTACTAGACCAGCAACACCTGCTGTTAAAATTACAGCAACAAGACTAAGTTAATGAACCCATACACAGATAATTCAAACATAAGAACATTCTCAGAAAATGTAGACCCAATGTCGTTAATTTGGCATGAAGATCAAGAAGATAGAACAATAGAAGTTATAGAAGGGAATGGATGGAAATTCCAATTTGATGAAGAACTCCCATTTGAACTCACAGAAAATCTCAATTTTGACATCCCTTGTGGATATTTACATAGGATAATAAAAGGTAGCGAAAATTTAACAATAAAAATTATAAAAAAATGAATACTCAAGAGTTATTTGAACAAATCGAAGGTTTATATGAAACATTTAAAACCGAACATGAAGGTAAATCTAAAGCAGCACACGGCAGAGCTCGTAAATGCTTAGGTGAAATTAAAAAATTAGTAACTGAATATCGTAAAGCATCTGTAGCTGAAGATAAGAAGTAAAAAACATATAGACTGATTCATAGCCAGTCGTAACTAAAAAAACATGACATCTGTGGCGTCTCCTTTGGAGACGTCACTTTTTGTTCGTATATTTACATAATATTAATACAATAATGGAAAAAATAGTAATAATTGGAGCCGGTGTGGCAGGTGTTAATGCTGCAACTAAATTAGTAGATAATGGATACGATGGAAGTTGTATCACAATTATTGATATGGGTAATGATCCGTACAATAGGAAACCTGAAGAAGTAATGACAGGGTTTATGGGTGCTGGTGGGTGGAGTGATGGTAAACTTACATACCATACTTCAATAGGTGGTCATTTAACTAAGTATACGGGCGATGAAAAAGCAATGGAGTTAATGGATCAGGTAATTACCAACTTTAAACGCTTCCACCCTAAGCCAGAAGAAGTACAATGTTCTAATCCTGTAGCAGAACCTGATTTTATTAAACCATATTTTGGTCTCCGTTTATTTCCTGTATGGCACGTTGGTACAGATTACTTGCATGAAATTGGTAAAAATTGGTATGATTTTCTTTGTGATAAAGGTGTTAAATTTATTTGGAAAACTAAGGTAACATCAATTGATTTTGATGCTCAACAACTCCACACTGATAAAAGTACAGAAGATAATGATTGGGTAGGATATGATAAACTCATTTTTGGTGTAGGTAAATCTGGAATTGACTTTGGTAAAAAATTAGCTGAACAATATGAATTACCAACGGAATCAAAACCAGTACAAATTGGTGTTAGATTTGAAGCACCACAAAAACACTTCCAAAAACTAATTGATGTAAGTTATGATTTTAAATTGTATCGTAAGTTTGAAGATGAAGGTGTATCACTTCGTTCATTCTGCACTAATAACAATGCAGCTTATGTGGCCCTAGAAGAAACATATGGTGATTATAGCTACAATGGTCATGCTAAAAAAGGAGAAGAACATAGAAACAATATGACTAATTTTGGTATCTTAATGGAAGTTAAAGGTATTGATAAACCATTTGATTGGTCACGTGAGTTAGTTTCTAAAGTACAAAGGAATACTATTGTATCTAATGAAGGAGGGAGTGGTCAAAAAGCACTAGGTCGTTTCCAAATAAAGTATCAAGCAGGTCTTTATTATAGTCCTGCAGGTAAAGATAAAACACTTACATCTGAAGGTGATTGGGTTAAAGCACATTACATTGGTGAATCAGGTCTTCAAGAAGTAAGAGACGCATTTAAAGGATATTTTAAATATATTGAAGACTTTATTGGGGATATGAAAAAAGTATTCCCAACACTTGGAGATGATTGGGGAATTTATGTACCTGAAGTTAAGTACCTTTCACCTGAACCACTTGTAAACTATGAGGATTTAAGTTTAACTACATACCCTAATGTACATTTTGTAGGAGATGCATTAAGTGCTAGAGGTATAACAGTATCAGGAGCACAGGGTACATTAGTAGCAGAACAAATATTAAAAGAAAATGGAACAAAATAACAAATGGCCTAAGCCAAAACGAACTAAAACTCCTGATGGAACTATAGTACACCATTGGGATGGTAAATTACATAATTGGGAAGGGCCTGCTCTTATACGTAAGGGTGTTTACCGGCAAAGGGAATATTATATTTACGGTATCTACCATACTGAAGATGAATGGAAGGAAGTTAAAAGAGAAAAGAATGGTGTACCTTGGTACAAGAATCCTGCAATGAGAGAATCAACCCGAAACGCTGGTTAAAATGAAAATAGGTTTTTGTGGAACAATGTCAGTAGGTAAAACAACGCTTGTAAATGCGTTGAAAGAATTACCTGAATTTAAGGGTTATAAATTTGCAACAGAACGTAGTAAATATCTTAATTCATTGGGGATACCATTGAATCATAAAACTACTATTGAAGGGCAAACTATATTTTTAGCAGAACGTGTTACTGAATTAATGCAAGAAAAAATTGTTACTGATAGAACGATTCTTGATGTAATGGCTTTTACTAATTGTGCTACTTATACGAGTTATATAGATGCTGATGCCTTTGAAACATATGCTAAGCGCTTCCTTTACCAATACGATTACATATTCTATATCTCCCCAGAGGGACTAGATATTGAAGATAATGGGGTACGTGAAACAAATATTGAATATAGAAATGAAATTGATAAAACTATTCAAAAACTTTTATCTAAACATCGTCCTGTCTTTTATACTATTAGTGGAACAACTGAAGAACGCATTAACCAGGTTTTAAAAACTATTAAATATTAATATTTATAATCATGGAATCTTGGAAAATATACGTTATTATTAATTTACTTTTCGTACTTTTGTTTACTTTTATTTACTTTAAAAACAAAAAAGTAACTAAAAATCAAATAAAAGATAATAAAGAAGAAATAAAAGTTATAAAAACTCAAGCTAAAAAAGTAGAAACTAAAAAAGTAGAAACTAAAAAAGCTATTAAAAATCAAAAAATTAAGACATCCGAAATAAAAGCTAAAGTTAAGGATACTACTACTGCTAAAAAAACGGTTAAAAATTTTGAAGATAAATATCGTAAAAAAGGCCCGGGCCGTCCAAAAACTAAATCATGAAGCAATTACTAACGTTATTACTATTAGGAATATCTAGTATTTGCTATTCACAAGATACTCTTCAAATTCCTTCATCGGAACTTGAGGAGTTTTTCTTAGCCCTAGATACTTTACAAACTCAAGATTCTATTAAAACTATTTATATTTCTAATTTAGAAACTGAATTGGTTTTACTTAAAAATTTAACCACACAAGATAGTTTATTATTATCTTATAAAAATCAAGAAGTTCAACTATTAAATGAACAAATTGAATTGTATGATAAACATTTAAATCAAGTAGATAAATGGTACAATAAACCCTGGATAGGGGTAGTAGGCACTATACTTTTTTTAAATGCTGTAGATTATACACTTCCTAAATGAGTAACCTTAAAAAAATAATAAGGCAAGAATATGTAAAGTGCGCCCAGGATCCTATACACTTCATGAAGAAGTATTGTATGATTCAACACCCACAAAGGGGTAGAATACAGTTCCATTTATACCCTTTTCAAGAAAAAGTCTTAAAACTATTTGAAGACAATCCTTATTCTATTATTTTAAAATCGCGTCAATTAGGCATTTCAACACTATCTGCGGGGTACTCGCTATGGATGATGATTTTCCATGAAGATAAAAATATTTTATGCATAGCTACCAAGCAAGAAACCGCTAAAAACATGGTTACAAAGGTTAAATTTATGTATGAAAATTTACCTTCTTGGCTTAAAGTAGATTTTGAAGAAAACAACAAACTAACCCTTCGACTAACAAACGGGTCTCAAATTAAAGCCACATCAGCATCTAGTGATGCAGGTAGATCCGAAGCAGTTTCCCTTTTGCTAATTGATGAGGCTGCCTTCATTGATAATATTGGAGAAATATGGGCCTCGGCTCAACAAACACTCGCTACTGGTGGAGGGTGTATTGCTCTTTCAACACCTTATGGTACTGGAAATTGGTTCCACCAAACATGGGTTAGAGCAGAATCCTCAGAAAATGAATTCTTACCTATTAAATTACCTTGGTATGTCCACCCTGAACGAGACCAAGTGTGGAGAGATAGACAAGATGAACTACTAGGAGATCCTAGAATGGCAGCACAAGAATGTGACTGCGACTTTAGCACCTCAGGTGACATTGTATTTTACCCTGAATATCTAGAATTTATAGAAAAATCTACACTTAAAGAACCTTTAGAAAGAAGAGGTGCAGACCAAAATTTATGGATTTGGGAATCAGCCGATTATTCAAGACAATACCTTATCTCAGCAGACGTAGCTAGAGGAGATGGTAAGGATTACTCAGCTTTTCACATTTTTGATGTAGAATCGGCTACTCAAGTAGGTGAATATAAAGGCCAAGTAGGTACTAAAGACTTTGGTAATATTCTTACAGCAATTGCTACCGAATATAACAATGCCCTACTCATAGTGGAAAATGCTAACATTGGATGGAGTACAATTCAAACTATTATTGAACGTAATTATTCTAATTTATACTACTCACCTAAATCCGATAATATAAATGTAGATTCTTATTTACAAAATTATGAAAATAATTCAAGTATGACTGCAGGTTTTACTATGTCAACAAGAACTCGCCCTATGGTAATAGGTAAATTTCAAGAATATGTAGCAGATAGAGGTGTTACAATCCAATCAAAACGCTTACTAGAAGAAATGAAAACGTTTATATGGAAACATGGCAGGGCTGAAGCTCAAGGAGGCTATAATGACGATTTAATTATGAGTTTTGGTATGGGATTATACGTTAGAGACACAGCATTAAAATTTAAACAACACGGAGTAGATATAACAAAGGCAGCTTTAGGATCCTTTTCAAAAACCACAACCAACTACCAAGGAGCTTACTTCTCTACAGGACTAGATAATCCTTATACTATGGATGATGGAAAAGGGGGAACTGAGGATTTTAGTTGGCTTTTGTAATATTTATTCGTATATTTAATATACTATGGCCGATACAAGCATATTTACAAGATTAAAGAGATTATTCTCTACGGATGTAATAATCCGCAATACCGGAGGAAATCAACTTAAAGTTTTAGACTTTGATGAATTTCAACAAGCAGGTCAATTAGAAACTAATTCCATGGTTGATAGGTACAATCGTTTGTATACTACTAACTCAATAGGAATTTACAACCCTGGAATAAATTACCAAACCCTTAGACCACAACTTTATAGGGATTACGAAGCTATGGATACTGATGCTATAGTAGCATCAGCCCTTGATATAATAGCTGATGAATCCACTCTTAAAAATTCAATGGGTGAGGTGATCCAAATAAAAAGTTCTGATGAGCATTTACAAAAAATTCTATATAATTTATTTTATGATGTATTAAATATAGAATTTAATTTATGGATGTGGGTTCGCCAAATGTGTAAGTATGGTGACTTTTTTCTTAAATTGGAAATAGCAGATAAATTTGGTGTATATAATGTTATACCTTATACTGCTTATAATATCATAAGAGAAGAAAAAATTGGAGAAAATAAACATGATGTAGAAGTCAAATTTAAATTTGATCCTGATGGGTTAAGTGGGGGTGGTGAATACGGGGGTTACTATGGAACCTCAACCTCAACTTCAGACTATAACAATCGGAATGCTATTTACTTTGACAATTATGAAATTGCCCACTTTAGACTACTCTCAGATGTAAACTACCTCCCATATGGTAGAAGCTACATAGAACCCGCACGTAAACTCTTTAAACAGTATGTTTTAATGGAGGATGCTATGTTAGTACATAGAATTGTAAGAGCACCTGAAAAACGTATTTTTTATATAAATGTAGGAGCTATACCACCTGCTGAAATAGAAAACTTCATGCAGAAGACTATTTCAAAAATGAAACGCACTCCCTATATGGATCAAGAAACTGGGGACTATAATCTCAAATATAACATGCAAAACATGTTAGAGGATTTTTATATTCCTATGAGAGGTAATGACACCACTACTAAAATTGATACCACCCCAGGCTTACAATATGATGGAATTCAAGACGTTGAATACTTAAGAGATAAATTATTTGCAGCTCTTAAAGTACCAAAGGCATTTTTAGGATATGATGAAAACACAGGAGGTAAAGCAACTTTAGCATCAGAAGATATTAGATTTGCACGCACTGTAGAACGTATCCAAAAGATCGTTCTCTCAGAATTATATAAAATTGCAGTTGTTCACCTCTACACCCAAGGTTATGATGGGGAAGAATTAACAAATTTCGAACTTAATTTAACTATACCTTCTATCATTTATGAACAGGAGAGAGTTGTATTAATGAAAGAAAAAATGGACTTAGCAGCTCAAATGATGGAGACTAAGCTATTCCCTACAGACTTTATTTATGATCACCTGTTTGATATGAGTGAAGATGAGTATGTAGAATTTAGAGATTTGGTTAGAGAGGATGCTAAACGTGCCTTCCGTAACGCGCAAATCGAAACCGAAGGAAACGATCCTCAAGAAACCGGAGCTTCATATGGTACTCCACATGATTTAGCTACTATGTATGGTAAAGGTAGATATTATGATGAACCTGATAATGTACCTACTGATTATAATCAAAGTGATCTAGGCAGACCCAAAGAAAATTCATCAAATCGTAATACTCAAGATAACGCCTTTGGTAAAGATAGATTAGGTGTAAAGGCTATGAAAGGTGTTGAAAATGAGTCTGATTCTAGAAAATCTACATATAAAGGAAATTCTCCTTTAGCTTTAGAAGCCAAAACAACATATCTGCAGAATAAAGATATGCTTAAAAAAATACCTGTTAATCGCAAACAATTAGTATTTGAGCAAGATGAGTCATTATTAGATGAAGGTAACTTAAAGGAGTGAAAATCTTTATATATTTATAAAAAAGCCCATCGATGAGAATCAAACATTCTAAGTATAAAAACACCGGCCTTTTATTTGAGCTTTTAGTAAGACAGATAACTGCTGATGCCCTATCAGGAGGTGAATCTGCCTCACTTAAAATTCTAAAAAAATCATTTGCTAAGACTGAATTAGGAAAAGAATATAAACTTTACGAAACTTTATTTAAAAATAAAAATATTAGTGAAACCAAAGCTGAAATTACACTAAATACTTTATTAGAAGCTGCTCGAAAATTAAATAGGAGTACCTTAAGAAGGGAAAAATACAATTTAATAAACGAGATTCGTAAAAATTATAATTTAGAGGAATTTTTTAAACACCAAGTTCCTAATTATAAAGGATACGCTGCATTATATAAATTAGTAGAAATCTACAACTCAGACAAACTATCTGAAACTGATGAAATTATTTCTAATAAAGTAACTATATTAGAAAACTTAACAGAAAAAATAGTAAATGAAAAAAAAGTTAAAGAAAACTTAATAGAAGAATTTGGTAAGTATGATAAAGATTTAAGAATTCTTACTTACAAAGTAATGCTTGAAAAATTTAATGGTAAATACTCTAATTTAAATGAAGGGCAAAAAGAAATTCTTAGAGAATTCATTAACTCTATTGATAATACTCCACGTTTAAAAGAAATATATAATACTAAAATTGCTGAAGTGAAAGTGACACTAAATACTCAAGCTGAAAAAGTAGAAGATAGTGTTACTAAAATTAAATTGTTGGAAGTAGTAAAATTGCTTAAAGAAATAGATAAAGGTTCAAGAATTAACAATAATGATTTAATTAACCTCCTACAGTATTATGAATTAACTGAGGAATTATCTAAAACAACTAAATAATGGCTGAAATTATTAAACCTAAAGATTTATCACCTGAATTCCTTAAAAGGGTTGAAGATCGGTATGGGGAAGTTAATGTTGAAGAAGATTTCTTTAGCCCGAACTTAGCTACTTATTACAAATATAACCCCAAATATAAATCAGAAGGAGGAGGCAAAGAACATCTAGTATTGCGTTTAGCTAGTTTTGTTGACTTATATAAAAATCTAGGACAAGCCAAAAACTCAGCTAAATCCCTTTATTCAAGCCCCGATTTAAAAGGAGATGTACCCTTTCAAAAAGAAGCTAACCAAGTAATTGATACATTTAACTCATTTAGGACTTATTTTAGAAAAAATTATCCGGATCAATACTCCTTAGTAAAAAGTAGCATTAAAGAAATGGCAGGAATGGGGTACAATACTCCTTATGCGTTTGGTAAAGCCAATACCTCTCAATACACCTCAATAGGATACAAACCCGTTAATCAAAAAGAACTTAGAAAAAAATCTAAAGCCGTTGATTATATAGATTTGTATAAAGATTAATATTTATCACCATGTCAAGCAATATCATATATAATTTTAAAAACTATTTAGCAGAAGCGGAAACGAAATCTACTAAAAAGAAAGCTACTAAAAAGAAAGCTACTAAAAAAGCAAACGAGCAGGATACTAAAGGGTGGGATTATGAAGACCATAAACTTTTTAATAATCTAAACCCTGGCCAGCTTCATAATGGGGTATCTTTTGAAATTAGACAAAACCCTAAACTCCACAAAGATGAAGCTATAGACATAGTAGTTAAAAAATTAGGAGAAGACCCTACATACTATATGAAAAATGCAGCATTTCAAGTTGATGGTATAGGTTATGAAGAATCTAAATTACAAGAAGAACCTAAAGGTGAACATAAATCCTCCGGCTATGGAGATATAAAAGAAAATAACATGAAAAAGTCCGAACAATTAAAAGAACTATTAGAAGAAGCAGTAGCAGGTATCCCCTCAATAGGAAACCCATTTGCAGAACGCAAACAAACCTCTTATGAAACTAAATTTGAAGCTTATTTATCCGAGAATGCTAGAACAGATGCCGAAGAAGAGGGCTATTTAGATGGCATGAAAGACGAAAAGAAAGATAAGAAAAAAGAAGCTAAGAAAGAGGGCCGAATGGGTATGAAAGACATTATGAAAGAAGCAAAACGTCTAGGAGAAGTAGCTAAAAAAAGAGTTGAAGCTAAAATCTACGAAAGAGCTATTGCTGAAAGAAAAAGTGCTCTTATGGTAAACGAAGATGAATCTATTTCTGAATTCATTAACCAATCAGCAGTACAATCAGTCCAAAAAGAAGTTGCTTTATTAGAAAAAAAGTTAATGGAAGTAACGGCTGACGCTAATACTATGGGATAATGAGACAGACCCTCATAGATACTCAGTTTTTTAAAATTGCACCCCAAGCAATTACCGAAGCCCTTAAAACGGATAATGGTAATTTAATAGTTGAGGGTAGACTACAAACCGCCGAAACAAAAAACGGTAATGGTAGGTACTATCCTAGAGAAATTTTAGAAAGAGAAGTAAAAAACTATATTGATGGTCCTATTAAAGAAAATAGAGCATTAGGTGAATTGGATCACCCTGATTCCTCTATTATCAATTTAAAAAATGTTTCACATAATATAAAAAATATCCGTTGGGAAGGTGATGATGTAGTAGGCACTATTGAAATCCTCCCCACCCCATCAGGTAATATTCTAACAGAGTTATTCCGAAACGGGATTACAGTCGGTGTTTCATCTAGAGGAATGGGTAGTTTACAACCTAATTCTAATGGAGTCCAAGAAGTACAAGATGATTTCGAATTACTATGTTGGGATTTTGTATCAACTCCCTCTACCCCAGGAGCATATGTCCACCCTATAAGTGAAGGTTTAGACCCCTCTACTACGGTTCCCAACACATATCATAAAATAAACGAAATTATTACAGAGATCCTTTGTAATAATGGACAGTGCCCTATTATATAATTTTTTCTAGGTATAGAAGAGTAAGAGAGATGCAAGAAATTGTGTCTCTCTTTTTTTCTATATATTTATCACAAGAATATGTTGTCAGTCTATACAACATTTGATTTAAATTATTAATCACTATTACGCTTCTACAGAATAAGCGTATTTTCCAAAAAAATTTAGGAACAATGGCAAATAGAAATTTGTTAGAAGAAGCTATTGCTGATGCAAAAGCTGTCAGAGAAACTGCTATCGCTAATGCGAAAGCAGCTTTAGAAGAAGCCTTCACACCTCATCTTAAAGACATGCTTTCTGAGAAAATCCACGAAATGGAGGAACTCGACGAAAAGAAAGAATACATGACTAAAAAAGAAAAGGCAGAAGGAGATGATCGCACTTACGATAATAAGGCGGAAGCCGAAACTATGAAGATGCGAAAAATCAAAGAGGAAGAGGAACTCGATGAGGAATTCAACCTTGATGAAATTCTAGCTGAGCTAGAAGGTTTAGATGAGAATGCTAGAACAGATGCCGAAGAAGAGGGCTATTTAGATGGCATGAAAGACGAAAAGGAAGATTTATCAGAGGAATCAGAAGCTGAACGCGCTGACGTAGACAAGTTTGAATACGAAAAGGGCAAAGAAGCAGGTGAGGACGATGATGAAATTGATCTGGACGATATGAGTGAAGAGGAATTAAAAGCTATGATCGAAGATGTAATCGAAGACATGGTATCCTCAGGCGACTTAGAAGCAGGCGGAGACGCTGTTGAATTTGTTGATGACGAAGAGGAAATTGAAGATGTAGACGTAACAGTTGATGTTACTGATACTGAAGAAATTGAATTGGAAGAAAATGCTAGAACAGATGCCGAAGAAGAAGGCTATCTAGATGGAAAGGCTGATGAAAAGAAGAAGCTTGAAAAAGATCTTAAAGAATCCCAATCCGCAATTTCTCATTTACGTTCTGAACTTAATGAAGTCAATTTATTAAATTCCAAGTTACTCTATACTAATAAGATTTTCAAGGCTAAAACCTTAACAGAAAATCAGAAAATTAAGGTTTTAAAGGCTTTTGATAGAGCCGAAACAGTAAAAGAAGCTAAAGCTATTTATTCTACTCTTAGCGAAAACTTAGTTGTTAAATCTCCTAAGTCTAATATAAGAGAAGCAATGGGTATGGCTTCCAAGCCTGCAGGTGTAGCTCCAAAACGCCCTCTAACTGAGAATATCATTCCAGAGGATGCTATGGTGTCACGCTTTAAAAGATTAGCAGGTATTAATTAATTTTAAACTTTAAAAACAAACAAAATGTCAAATTTAAATTCTCTTTTAGAGAGCGCAAATCAGTGGAAAAACGTCCAATCGGACTCCGCTAGATTAGCTAACAAATGGAATCAGACAGGATTGTTAGAAGGACTCAATAGTGAGACTGACAAAAACAATATGGCTTTGATTCTCGAAAACCAAGCTAAACAGCTTGTTGTTGAATCTTCACAAACTGGTGGTGGTGTAGCAGGTGCTTCATTTACTCCTGGAACAGGTGAACAATGGGCAGGAGTTGCTCTTCCTTTGGTAAGAAAAGTATTCGGTATGATTGCTGCGAAAGATTTCGTAAGTGTTCAACCTATGAGCTTACCTTCAGGACTTGTTTTCTTCCTCGATTTTCAATATGGAACAGCTAAGTCTGGTTCTAAATTCAATGTAGGTGGTGATGTATTTGGTGCAGGCTCTATGTATGGTGTTACTAACACTGAGGGTGCCCCTACTGATGGTTTATACGGTGCAGGTAAGTGGACTTACTCTACCAATGTAACTTCATCAGGCCCAATTGCAACCGCTGCGAGTATCAGCTCAGCCTCATGGGCCGAAGTTGGATTCGACTCAGCGTTATCTGCTTCTATTGCAGGAACTGCTAGTACCTTAAAGAGACTAGTATTCAACTCATCATCATTCGCCTTCCCAGACCTTGATGGTGTTAGAGGATTCGTTGTAGACGGTACTAGTGTTGGAGTTAATATTCCTCAATACAATTATGCCTCAGGAAGTGCTAATGATATTGTTTTATACGTTCAAGGTACCGCGGGTGCCACTGACCCAACTGCCTTTACTATCACTTATGTACAGGCACCACAGGATAACCGAAGAGGTGATTTCGAAGATGGTAACACCACTTTGAACGGAAATAACAGCCCGATCGATATCCCAGAAATCAACATTAAGATGAAGTCTGAAGCAATCGTTGCTAAGACTAAGAAACTTAAGGCTGTATGGACTCCAGAATTTGCTCAAGATTTGAACGCTTACCATTCTTTGGATGCTGAAGCTGAATTGACAAGCATCATGAGTGAGTACATTGCTCTTGAAATTGATTTGGAGATCCTAGGTATGTTAATTGAAAATGCTCTTACTACTGACTACTGGTCAGCTAGGAACAATGAAACATTTGATGCTAGTGGTGAAACCAACAATGGTACTTTCTATAATACTCAAGGTCAATGGTTCCAAACTCTCGGTACTAAGTTAAACAAGGTATCTAACAAGATTCACCAATTAACTTTGAGAGGAGGTGCTAACTTTATGGTATGTTCTCCAACAATCGGTACTATCTTGGAATCAATCCCAGGATTTGCTGCTACAGATGGAGCGGATGCTGATACTATGAACTACGCGTTTGGTATCCAAAAAGTAGGTAACTTAAACACCAAGTTTGATGTTTATAAGAACCCATATATGACTGAAAACACTATCCTATTAGGATTTAGAGGTTCTCAGTTCTTGGAAACAGGTGCTACTTTTGCTCCTTATATTCCATTGATCATGACTCCTCTTGTATACGATCCACAGACCTTCACTCCACGTAAAGGCCTCTTGACTCGCTATGCTAAGAAGATGTTAAGACCTGAATACTATGCTAAGATCTATGTGAACGGTTTGAATACCCTCTAATTAGACTTTAGAATATACTAAGAGAAAGCCCCGCTTATGCGGGGCTTTTTTATTCTCTAGTAGTATACTATATGTATACACGTAATTAAAAATGTTATATAAAATGAAAGAGACCCCCTCACAACTGCCTATACCGGCATTCGTTATGAATTTTCCCTTCACATTATCTACTGCAAACCCCAATAATATTTGGATGCAAGAAATGGAAGAAGAAGCACTTAAAATAAATAAAGGAACTGCTTATCGTCAATTTTTAGATTTATATCAATTTGTAGCAGGCAATAGCTTAGCTTATGTACTACCCGCTGATGGAGATTTCCAAGATTTGGTATATGTAGCAAATTTAGGTATTTATTTACCTCATATTAAAGATTCAAATAATATTATTATGGCAAACTTTACTTCTGAACCTCGACAAGGGGAAGAAGAAGTTGGAAAACCATTTTTTGAATCCATGGGTTATAAAGTTCATATGTGTCCCTTTAAATGGGAAGGTGAAGCAGATTTAAAATATCTCTATGACAATGTTTATGTAGGGGGTTACGGAATGCGCTCAGATATCCAAGCCTATGAATGGATGGAAAAAGAATTTGGTATGAAAATCATTAAACTAGAAATGGTTGATGAATATCTATACCACTTAGATTGTTCTATTTTCCCGTTAACTAAAGAAAAAACATTGGTTTGCACGGAACTATATGATGATGTTGAATTAGCTGAATTATCACAATATACTGACGTAATAAACATAGAAGGTGACGACGCCCTTAACGGAATGGCAAATTCAGTACGTTTGGGCAACACAATTTTATGTGCTTCAAATATTTCTGAAATGACTAGAGCAGATGAAAATTATGAAGCAGAAAAACATAAAATTGAAAGCTTAGAAAAAATCTGCTTTAACGAAGGACTCGAACCAGTATTTTTCAATATCTCAGAATACATGAAGTCAGGAGCTATGTTAAGCTGTATGATAATGCATTTGAATTATGTAGATTACGATAAATCCCTCCTATAATGGCTCAATATTTAGAAGACTGGTTAGAGGGGGAGGTTGCAGAATTATCAAAATTGGAAGTAGGTGAATTATCAAATACTTTCTTTTTTAGAGACCCAATGCGCCCTAACTATGTAGACCACAGACACTTTTACTCCCCAGCCGACGGAACAATTTTATATCAAAAGGTAGTTCAAAACGCTACTGACCCTATAGTAGAAATTAAGGGTATGAATTATACAATTCAAGATGTACTTGGGGATAAAACTTACGATAAACCTTCTCTTGTAATTGGCATATTTATGTCATTTTATGATGTTCATATAAATAGAATACCCTACCCTGGTATATTACAATATAAAGGTTTAGATCCTATAGAATCTACTAACAAACCTATGTTAGCTATAGAAAAAGATATTTTAAATGCTGCTATTAACCCTAATAATTTAGAATATCTTAAGTATAATGAAAGAATGTGGAATAAAATTTACTCTCCACAATTAGATTATACTTATTACTTAGTCCAAATAGCAGACGAGGACGTAAATGTTATAGCTCCCTTCATTAATGACCAGAATTCACCTGTATCACAAAATGAACGTTTTTCACTTATAAGATGGGGCTCACAAGTTGACCTAGTTTTACCACTGGATGATAGATTTAACTTTGACCTTGTTTTAGAGAATGAAATGCATGTAAACGCCGGATTAGATAAACTAGTTAAAATTAACTTTAATAATGACCCATTTCAATACGACCGAAGAAGCTAAAGAAATTTTTAGAGAAAAAAAAGTAGCAAAAAACCCTATAAAGTTTAAAATACAATTAAACGATGAACAGAAAGAAGCAAAACAACTAATACTAGACAACACAATTACACTATTAGCGGGTCAAGCAGGATCAGGTAAAACCCTATTAGCTTGTCAAGTAGCTTTAGATGGTTTACTTAGAAGAATCTACACCAAAATCATTATTACTCGTCCTACAGTAAGTAAAGAAGAAATCGGTTTCCTCCCAGGTGATTTAAGAGAAAAAATGGACCCCTGGGTGCAACCTATTTATCAAAATTTATTTATGTTATATGATAAGGCTAAAATCGAAAAACTTATAGCAGATGGTAAAATAGAAATTGTACCTGTTTCATTTATGAGAGGTAGAACATTTTTAGATGCATGTGTTATTGTAGATGAAGCTCAAAATGTAACCCACGATCAAATGGAAATGATTACAACACGTCTGGGTTTAAGGTCCAAAATGATGGTATGTGGTGATGCTCACCAAACAGATTTAAAGAAAAAATCAGACTCTGGATTTAAATATCTTTACAAAGCATCACGAAAAATTAAAAATCTTGAAGCTATTACACTCCAATCTAACCACCGCAATGAAATTGTAGAAGATTTACGTGATTATTATGAAGATAACCCCATTTTCTAATATTTATAAATAAATCGACTTAACATGGCAAAAATTGAATGGGCTAATAGAGCAGACTCTGGATCTAACAGTGAGGTTAGTGCATCTATATTTAACGAAACCAAAACCTCAGTTAACACCTTATATGATATAATAGAGGCCCAAACTGGAAACACAGGCTCTTCCCCAACAGGAAGCCAATTTATCTCAGGCACTATTTATATCTCAAGTAGTATAATACCCAATACCGCACCGGGTGAAACCGTTTCTTCTTTTAGTTTAGGGGGACCTAACTCGGCATGGAGCGAAATTTATGTATCCGATGGATCTATAAATTTTGTATCGGGGTCAAATATATCTTCTTTTACTAAAGCGGAGTTAGACTCAATAAAAGAAGGTAAATCCGCTTCTACAGGATCAAAAGGGGGAATTAATTCGGGTTCATGGATTACAACTCAAGCAATATTTTCTGAAGGGGTTGATACTAGCTACTTCAGACTAGGCCCAGATAGAATTTATACATCTATAGGATCAAACCTTTTATTAGACCTTACAGGCTCTCAAGTTTTAATAGGTTTAAGTGGTTCTTCTAGTACTAACACACTTTATGGAAATCTTCATATTCCTTCTGGGAGTATCGAAGTAACAGGATCTATTATAGTTAAATCTAATTCCCCAGGCATTTTATCTTTAGGAGACCTTGTGCTGGGAGCAGGAGAAACAGGATCAGGGGGAGGTATCTTTCCCTTAAGTCCCTTTGCAGATGAAACCTTTTTGGGTGCCCTTGCTTCAGGAAACGATCAAATATGGATGTACAATAACGGAACATCTTCTTTTTCTTCTTTTGCTAACTTAGGTTACCAAAGTAAAATCTCAGGATCTAACTCTCTAACTACAGGATTCCAAACAATAGCAGGATACTACTCTCATGCTGAAGGACATCACACAACAACTAATCCTTCTACGGATGTAGTCTTAGGCCCTACAGTATATGGATTTGGTGCTTATGCCCACGCTGAAGGATCATATAGCACAGCTTCTGCATTTTATTCACATGCTGAAGGTCTAAATACTCTAACCACAGGCTCATCAGGAGGAGGACAGCATTCCGAAGGTAAAGAAACTATAGCAAGTGGTGAAGCTTCCCATGCTGAAGGTTACTTAACTATAGCATATGGGGCTACATCTCATACCGAAGGATTTGGAACTATAGCACTAGGAGTTTCCTCTCATGCTGAAGGATTTTATACCATAGCATCGGGGTCAGCTCAACACGTTCAAGGTAAATATAATACCCATGATAATACTACTTCCTTAATGATTATAGGAAACGGTGTTAGCGATGGAGCTAGAAGTGACTTAGCTTTATTTAATTCTAATGGCATTGAATTTAAAAACGACCTTACAGCATCTCTCATCTCAGCTAGTGGTGCTTTATATGCCGCTATCCCTGAAGATACTAATAGTAGTGGTACTAATGTTGTAGTATATGATCCTACAACAGGTCAATTCGAATATACAGGTTCATATTCTTCTGGGGGGAGTGGAGGGGAAGATACTGATTGGTATATAACCGCTGATAATTTAAATGTTACTTCTTCCCGAACTGTAGTTATCACAGGAAGTTTAGCTCAAGGCCAATTTAACATTGTTGGAGGTTTATACTCCCATGCACAAGGATATGATACTATAACACAAGCAGGATATTCACATGCTGAAGGAAATGGAACCGTAGCGGGGGCTGAAGGATCTCATGCTGAAGGACGCACTACAAAAACTAATGGAGTTTACTCCCACACTGAGGGCCGTGAAACCCAAACTTTAGGGAACTACTCTCACGCTGAAGGTTACCTAACTACAGCATCAGGTCAATTCTCTCATACTGAAGGCGAAGCCACACTTGCCTCAGGGAGGGGATCTCATGCTGGAGGTTATAACACCCATGCAACAGGATCATTTACCCATGCTGAAGGGTACGATACATTTGCCTTTGGAAGGGGAGCCCATACCGAAGGATCTTTCACATCCGCCTCAGGTGATTTTTCCCATGCTGAAGGTACCCTTACACTAGCTATAGGAGAATCATCACATGCTCAAGGATTCACAACTCTAGCAAATGGTTCTTACTCATTTGCAGCAGGTTCTGGATCAAGAGCCCAAGGTACCGGTTCATTTTCTACAGGTGATAATACAATTGCCCAAAGGGATTACTCAACTGCGGTAGGTAAATTTACAAAATTCGGTGATGCTGATGGGATAGGAAAAATCGATGAAGCTTTATTTATTGTAAGTAATGGTACTAACGATGGAAGTAGAAAAAATATTGTAGTAATCAATACGGCTTCAATATTCTTAGATGCTCAAAGCTTACCCACATCAGACCCCGAATTTATAGGCCAAGTATGGAGAGATGGAGTTAACTTAAAAATTTCATTAGGATAATAATTAATGTCTTCTAGAATACCATTTGAATGGGGTAATGCTAATTTTGCCTGGAACACTAACCCATTTGGAGCAAGACAAAGCCGTAACCCCTTTACATGGGACGATTGCGCTCTAGTTGAAGAAGTAATACAAGCCGGAAGAGCTTATGGTGAAGTATTTAAAGATAAAAAAAAGAAAAAACGCTTTATAAAACTTATATGCCAAATAGAGGGCGTAGAATACAAAGAAACTAAAGAGGTAAAGGAAAGGCAAATACGTATTACGGATGTAGCGCTAGTTGCTAAGGAAGTATTAGGAATAGATTTAAAAATAGACATATAATGTACAAATTATTTACTGACAAAACCGAACTCTTTGAGTGTAATATAAAATTAGAAGGGGCTTCTTTAAAGAATAGTCAAGCACGTCTATTAGTAGAATCTGAAGGCTTAAACCTTATGTTTAAGGGCACTATAAGTTCAACAGGCAAATGCCAAATTCCTATTAAAAAATTAAAAGGTCTCTTAGATGAAAACATCAGTGGAGATATCAAATTGGAAGTAATTGCGGATGATACTTATTTTACCCCATGGAAATCAAAATTTACAGTAGATACTTCACGAAAGATTACCGTAGAAGTTAAATCTCAAGAAGATTTAGAAGTCTTAACTGAATCAAAACCTACAGTCTCTGTAGAGAATGTTAAAAATAGCGTGTCTCTCCACGAAAGGGAACATATCATTACCCTACTACGGTTGTTGATTAAGGAAGATATTAATTTAGAAAATCTCTCTATTAAAAAAGATAAACTCAACAATCTTGTTGGTACTTACTTACAAGAAAATGAAATTGCCTCTAATCAAAAGGAAACCATCATTGAAGGAGTATTAACAGGGTTGTCTAAAATAGGTTAAGAATGGCATTACCTGATTTAACAGGGCAAAATATAGAAAATACTTATCAAAGGGTATTACAAACTGATGGCACTGTTATATATGATGGTACTGGGTCAGTTTTTCTCCCTATAAGTGCTTCTTACGCGGTAACTGCTTCTTATGCTGAATATGCTGTATCTGCTTCCCATGAGATTATAAAAGAAGTATCCTCTTCTTATGCCGATTACGCCAAAGAATCAGGATTATCCACCTCCTCCATATCTGCCTCTTATGCTTTAACAGCTTCTTATGCTTTAAACTCCCCTGATACATTCCCATACACAGGGAGTGCTATAATTAGTGGTAGTTTAGTAGTTACTGGATCTACAGAAATACAATACTTAACAGCCTCAGGACTTAACTACCCTGCTATTGATGGGGGTGAAAAACAATTTATTACTACTGATGGTAGTGGTAATCTAAGTTTTGATTGGTCTGATAGAACTAACATAGATGTAAAAAATACATATGGGATAACCTTACCTATAGGAACACCTGTATACATAAGTGGCTTCCAGGGAGCTTCTATATTTCAAATTGCCCCTGCTTCTGCTTCAGAAGCTAACACCATGCCCTCTATTGGTATTTTAGACCAAACATTAAATGCCAACGATCAGGGTTATGCTACTTTATTAGGTGCCGTAAGAGGGGTTGATACTAATGGGTATTCAATTAATCAAAGTTTATATGTAGGTGAAGGAATCTTAACTCCTAACAGACCAACAGGTTCTGCTTTAATCCAAAAAATCGCTAGAGTAGGAAGAGTTGCCAATAATGGAGAAATAACAGTATTAGGAGCGGGGAGAAGTAATGATATACCTAACCTCCAACCAGGTTATGCTTGGGTAGGAGATAGTACCTGGAATGCGGTTGCAACACCTACATCATCATTTAATGAAGATCCATTCCCATATACAGGAAGTGCTATAATTAGTGGTAGTTTAGAGGTAATAGGAGATACTAACATTACAGGTTCACTTATCACATCAGGTTCTATTGTAGATTTTTCTTTAGCATCTTCTATTAATCTAGGTTTAGAACCTGCATTTAAGTCCGCAGGACTTTTTTTTATAAATACTTCAGTAAACTATAACGTAACTACCCCTATAAATGTTCAGTTTGACCAAATTGAATACAACCAAGGAAGTTCTTTAACCCCTTCAACAGGGAGTAATACATCAGTAATTACTATTTCTGAAGCAGGATATTACCAAGTAGATGCTGCAGTTGCCTTTAATACAGGTGGGGCAAGAACTACTCCTGGAATGAATATCTTTATTAATGGGGTTGAAGTACAAGGTAGAGCTTATGGTTATATAAGAAATGCTAGTGGGGCTGATGAGGCTAGTTGTACTCTTTCTAGAATTATTTATTGTCCTGGCGGTAATGAACAAATAGAAATTAAAGTAGCTAACTATGCAGCAAGCGGTACTTGCAACGCCCAACAAGGATATTTTCAATTAACTAAAGTAGATAATCCCGCTTTACAAGGTCCTGCTGGACCAGCAGGCCCCGCAGGGCAAGCTGGTACTTCTTTTTCAGTTTCTTTAGAAAGTACAGGAAGAACACTTGCTTTAAGTGATAATTTAACCTATATAAAATGTTCTCCTTCCTCCCCAGGAGCTACTTACACAGTCCCTCCCCAATCAGATGTTTCATGGCCTGATTCATGTGAAGTAGCTTTTGAACAGGGTAATGCCTTTCCTATTACTATAGCAGCAGGGAGCGGAGTTACAATTAATTCCTCAGCAACTCTTGTAACGTCAGGTCAATATGCTGTTATAGCTTTAAAAAGAGTCAGTACTAATACATGGACTTTAACAGGTGAACGAGCAACTACTTGATAATGGCTTTTCTTTTTGAATTATCTGCTGCCGCTTATCCAAGAACATCAACAAATGTTTTACCTTTTAATTTTACTATAGATACTAGAAATACTGAAGTTGGAAGTACCACAATATTTCAATATAGACTTCCCACAATATCTACAGGAACTTATGATTTTAGTGTTTCTTGGGGTGATGGTACCTCTGATAATATCACTTCTTGGAATCAATCTGAAGTTGTTCACACGTATAATTCTGTTGGGATATATGATATCATTATTTCTGAAAATATTTCTAATGGGGTTGACCATATTTCATGGGCAGCCCAAGATGGCAGTACAGCAACTGCTGCTAATGATAGGCTTAAATTAATAAATGTAAAATCTTGGGGTCCTGTAAAAATATATCTTTCTGATAAAATTTTTCAAAATTGTGAAAACTGGTATATGACTGCTACGGATGTTCCTAATTTTGGATCTAAAGATATTCCTCGAGGTGGTAATTATCAAACCTTTATAAATAATAATTCTCTTGTAGGTGATTTTACTTCTTGGGGTACTTCTGGGAGCCCTATAACAGGAGACTTTAGACAATTTGCACAAGGATCTGACAACCCAAATATTAATTTTCATGCTACCATAGGACTTTCAAGTACTTCACCCCCATACGCAATGGAGGGAGTATTTCAAGATACCCAATTTACAGGATCTATATCTAATTGGGACATTAGTAATGTAACTTCATTTAACTCACTATTTGCCGGAAATACTGTTTATAATAATCCCGAGATTGTAAATTTTAATACAAGTTTAATAACTAGAATGAATGCGATGTTCAACGGAGCTACTTCATTTAACCAGGATATTTCAGGTTGGGATGTAAGTAGTGTAACGGATATGAGGTCCATGTTCCTAAATGCCTCCTCATTCAATCAAGATATTAGTAGTTGGGATGTGGGTTCTTTAACAGCTATGAGTTACATGTTTGCAGGAATATCATTCAATCCTGATGTTTCTTTATGGGATGTGAGTAATGTTACAGATTTCCTAAGATTTATTCAAGAAAATCCTATATTCAATGCTGATATATCAAATTGGGATGTCAGTAGCGCGTCAACCTATGAATTTATGTTTAATTTCGCCCCCGTATTTAACCAACCCATAGGTAATTGGACTTTAAGTTCTACTGCTACTTCTATGCGTAGAATGTTCCAAGGAGCTACATCATTTAACCAAAGCCTTTCAGGGTGGGATGTGAGTAACATTACTAATTTTACTGAAGTTTTTACAGGTGCCACTGCTTTTAATGGAAATGTTACAACTTGGGATGTTTCTAGCGGAACTACATTTTTTGAAATGTTTGAAAATTGTTCTAGCTTTAACCAAAATATTGATAATTGGAATATTTCTGGGGGTTCTCTTTATGGAATGTTTAATGGTTGTACTAATTTTGATCAACCCCTCACAAGTTGGTCAAGTTCTATTAGTAATGTTTCTACTATAGATACTATATTTTTTAATGCAACATCTTTTAATCAGGATATATCAAGTTGGGATGTAAGTAATTTAACAAGTATGCAACGGGTATTTTATAATGCCGATGCTTTTGATCAAGATATTAGCAGTTGGGATGTATCTAATGTTACTAATTTTACTAGTATGTTTTATGATTGTCGTGATTTTGATCAAGATATATCTAATTGGAACACAAGTGCCGCTACTACATTTCAAGATATGTTTTTTAGAGCAGGATTTGGTGCCCCTACAGGAACTGGATTTAACCAAGATTTAGGAAGTTGGGATATAAGTGGTGTAACTAATATGTCTAGAATGTTTAGAAATGTACCTAACCTTTCAGACGAAAACTATAGTAATATTCTTATAGGATGGGCTGCCCAAGCTCCTAATATACAATCTAATGTAACCCTTGAGGCTAATTTAACCCAATACTCAGGATCCATTGCAAGTTCTGCACGAAACACTCTTACCGGTACTTACGGGTGGACTATTTTAGATGCGGGTGATAATGGTCAATAATCTTTAAATTAAAAAATGCAATTAACTACTACTACTTTCCAATGCACAGAAGAAACAGGACCCAAATTTTGGGTTGCATATTCTAATGGAATTGAGCTAACACCCCAACAAATTGGTTATATAGAACCTGAACAAACATTAACCACAGGTCAACAATTTTTAAGTATTTTTAATGATGAACAATCCCTTGCTGATTATATTGAATTGATTAATGGGATTAGTGATTGGTATTGGAGAGATGACGTACGTATCCCTTACCCTCCTAATCCTAATGAATGGTACCCTATTTAATTTATAAATAATTAAAACCTAACCTCCTTTAAAATCCTGCTATATTTATAACAAAACAACATGCCCAATACTCCCATCTGGCCCGGTTCATCTTCATTTGCCCCGGGTGAAACACCATTCGGTTTTTATGACAGTGATGTTGAATTCCAAACTGATGCTGATGCCGTATCTGTATTTTGTGCTCGCCGTTTAGGATACCCTTTAACAGATGTTGAATTGCAAGATATTAGCTTTTATGCTGCGTTTGAGGAAGCAGTAACCACGTATGGTAATGAAGTATACGCGTTTCAAGCGAGTGAAAACTATCTCTCACTAGAGGGGTCGACAACGGGATCACTATTAAATTATAAACTACAACAACCTAACTTAGCAGGAATTGTTCGTTTATCTGAACAATATGGTGAAGAAGCAGGTGTAGGAGGTACTGTAACTTGGAGAGATGGTAGCCTCGATCTATCAGCTAATGTTCAAACTTATGACATGACAGCCTGGGCAACGGGTTCAGGTATAGAAGCAGGCAATTTAGAAATTAAACAAATATTTTATGAATCTACTCCCGCTATTGTAAGATTCTTTGACCCCTACGCAGGTGTTGGAGGTTCTGATGTAGGAGGGATGATGGACCAATTCGGATTTGGAAACATGTCTCCGGGTATCAATTTCATGATGATGCCCATTAACTATGACTTACAAGTCTTACAAGCTATTGAGCTTAATGATACTATTAGAAGATCTAACTATAGTTTTGAATTAATAAATAATCAACTAAGAATATTCCCTATTCCTAATGGTCCCGGAAAGCTACGTTTTAAATACATTTTAAAAACTGATAGAAATAGGGCAGTAGTATCTGGAAGTATGGGAATAGGAGTAGTAACAGATATCTCCACAGTACCCTATACAAATCCAACTTATTCATACATTAATTCTATTGGCAGACAATGGATATTTGAATACACTTTAGCTCTATCTAAAGAAATATTAGGTTATGTAAGAGGTAAATATACAACAGTACCTATCCCGGGAGCTGAAGTAACCCTCAACCAGGCAGATCTAATCCAATCCGCCACTACAGATAAAACAGCTTTAATTGAAAGATTAAGAGCATATCTAGAAGAAACATCAAGAAATAGGTTATTAGAAAAGAAAGCAGCAAACGCCGAGTTTATACAAAAGGATCTTAGTGCAGCACCCTGGACAATCTTTATAGGCTAATGGCATTTTTTGGACGAACACGAGATGTAAATTTATTTACAACTGTCAATAGAGAGTTGTTAGGGAATATTATAACCCAAGAATGTGCATTTTACAAATATAACCTAAACCAGACTACTATAAACATATATGGTGAATCTGCTGAAGATAAGTATTACGATGGGCCGGTTTTATTCAATTGTTTAATTGAAAGACAAGTCCAAGCAAACCCCATAGATGATATGGGTCTTCCTGATTTTGAATGGCCCATTACCTTTAGATTTCTTCGTGAAGATTTACAAGATGCCAAATTAGTTCCCGAAGTAGGAGATATAATTTTATATTATGGAGGTTACTATGAGATAGAAAACACTAATGCTAACCAATTTATTGTAGGTAAAGACCCGGATTACCCATATAATGTAAATCCACTCAACCCAGGCTTAGAAATTTTTGGATCTAATTTTTCTATTATTTGTGAAACTCATTATGTCCCTGGTGATAAACCCGGCATAACTAAAGAAAGATTATAATGGCTACACAAGGAAGAATACCAATACCAAAAACTCAAGCAGAGATAGCTAATAGCTTTATTGAACCCTTTGATACTGCAAGGGGTAATCCAAACCAACCTCAAGATTTAAATAGAGGTAATAAAACATCTCTTAGAGATGACACTGCTAAGCCTTTTTCAGTAGGAATTAAGGATATAGATGAGTCTATAATGTATTACTTTCAAAATGTTATTAAACCTTTTGTAATGCAGAATGGACAACGTATTGAAGTTCCTTTAATATATGGTTCTCCTGAAAGATGGAAAACAGTCCAACGTGATGGATACATGAGAGACCAGAGAGGTAAACTTATGTCTCCTGTAATTATGTTTAAACGTAATTCACTTACTCCTATTAAGGGGCAGTATAATAAATTGGATGCTAACCACCCGGTTAACGTAGCTTATTCGCAAACTTCTTATAATAAACAAAATGCGTATGATAAGTTTAATATTCTTAATAATAGGGTTCCTGTTAGAGAATTTCATACTATTGTAGTCCCCAACTACGTTCAAATGACTTATAGCTGCATAGTATACACATATTATGTAGAACAATTAAATAAAATAATTGAATCTGTAAATTATGCTGCAGATTCATATTGGGGAAATCCCGAAAGATTTAAATTTAAAGCAACTATTAATTCCTTCACTACAGTAACTGAAGTAAGTGCTGGGAAAGATCGTACTGTTAGAGCTAATTTTGATGTAAATCTAATGGGGTATATCATTCCTGATATCCCTCAAAAAGACCTTACAGTAGATAAGAAAAGATTCAGCCAAGCTCAGTTTGTCGTACAACAAGAAACTGTAGCTAATTTAAATGATCTTAATCAAGCCCAAATCAACCAACCCATCGACACCAGAAATCCTCAAAATACTGATACAAATATTTTTCTTTAATGTTTTTTTAGAAAAAAGTTAATATTTATGACAAACAGTTTCAATAAAAATTTAATATTTATCAAAAATGAGTGAACAAATTAAACTATCTCAAGAAGAAATAAATTCTATTAAAGAGTTACAATCCCAGCAACAGAATCTTATTACCCAATTTGGGCAATTAGAATACCAAATGCAGTTGTTAGAGTTGCAAAAAGACCAATTAGTAGAAGCTATGGGTGAGTTACAAACTAGAGAAACAAAAACAGGACAAGACTTAACAGAAAAATATGGGAACGGAACCGTCGATTTAGAATCGGGGATGTTTTCAAAAACGGAATAAAATATTTTAACAATATATCAAAATGGCAGAACAAATAGTATCACCTGGAGTATTCACAAGAGAAAACGACCAGTCATTTATCACACAACAACCTGTAGAAGTAGGAGCTGCAATTGTAGGCCCTACTGTTTTAGGCCCTGTTGAAATCCCAACTATAGTTACTTCTTATAGTGAATACCAAAATAGATTTGGCTCAACTTTTGTAAGTGGTGGGCAAGTTTATTCCCATTTAACAGCGGTATCAGCATATAATTACTTCCAAAACGGAGGTAATACTTTGTTGGTAACTAGAGTTGTAACAGGTTCATTTACGTCTGCTGAATCCAGGATTGACGGAGACTCATCTACATCTCTTATACTTAAAACTATTTCTGAAGGTACTATTATGAATAGTGGTGGGGGAGTTGAAGGAAATGATGGGGATTTACCAAATGGAACTGATAGCAATGTAAGATGGGAAGTATCTTTTTCAGACACAGGATCTGGAACTTTTAATCTTTTAATTAGACAGGGTAACGATTTAACCAACGACAAATCTGTATTAGAAACTTATGCCGGAGTATCATTAGATCCTTTCCAAGATAATTATGTAGCTAAAGTAATAGGTGACAGTTCTCAACAACTCCTATCTGATAGTGATGGAAATAAGTATTTACAAGTAACTGGATCTTATCCTAATAAAAGTAATTATGTTTATGTAAGTGAAGTATTGCAACCTACCCCTAATTTCTTTAATAACACAGGGTCCGCTGCAAGTGTTGCTTATGAAGAATCTATCCCTGTAGTTGCAAGTGGATCTTTCTTACAAGGCTTAGGTGAATTAACAGGCAGTGAACAAGCTTTATTTAATGAAAAAATTGATACTAATACTCAAGGCTTAAGAGCTGAGGATTATAGCGACGCATTTAGTTTGTTAACTAACAACGACGAATACCAATACAACGTAATCACCGCTCCTGGATTGTTCCACGGTATAGCAGCACATACTGGCGTATTAAACACATTAATAGCTAATACTCAAAATAGAGGAGATGCGATCGCTGTAGTTGATCTTACAAAATATGGATCTACTATTACTTCTACCACAAACCAAACTTCAGGCATTAACTCTAGCTATGCAGCTTCATACTGGCCTTGGTGTCAGATTATTAATCCTAATACAGGAAAAACTAATTGGGTTCCAGCATCAACATTAATCCCAGGTGTATATGCCTTTAATGACAATGCTTCTGAACCGTGGTTTGCACCTGCAGGTATTAATAGAGGAGGTTTATCTCAAGTAATCCGTCCTGAAAGAAAATTACAAAGATCACAAAGAGATACTTTGTACGAGAGCAATGTAAACCCAATTGCTAATTTCCCTGCAACCGGAACAGTAGTATTTGGACAAAAGACATTACAAAAGAAAGCATCTGCACTTGATCGTGTAAATGTTAGAAGGTTATTAATTGCCCTTAAGAGCTATATTGGTCAAGTTGCTAACGACTTAGTATTTGAACAAAATACTGCAGCTACTAGAAATAACTTCTTAGCCCAAGTAAATCCATACATGGAAAGTGTGCAACAAAGACAAGGTGTATATGCCTTTAAGGTAGTAATGGATGCGTCTAATAACACTCCTGATGTAATCGATAGAAATCAAATGGTAGGCCAGATATTCTTACAGCCAACCAGAACAGCAGAATTTATAATCCTCGATTTCAACGTATTGCCAACAGGAGCTGAATTCCCCGCATAATAAGAAATTGAATTTGTAATATTTATAACAAAACACGACAATGGCAGTATTAGATCCCAACGAAATATTTTTCACCCCGTTTGAACCAAAACAACAAAATAGATTTGTTTTGTATGTAGATGGATTTCCCGCTTACCTTATTAAAGGATTAGGAGCAGTTTCAGTATCCCAAGCAACAATTCCTTTGAATCACATTAACGTTCAAAGGTTTGTAAAAGGCAAAACCACTTGGGGTACCATATCAATGACATTATTTGATGCAATTACTCCTTCTGGAGCTCAATCAGTAATGGAATGGGTAAGATTACACCACGAATCAGTAACAGGCCGAGATGGTTATTCTGATTTCTATAAAAAGGATATGACAGTAAATGTCTTGGGTCCTGTAGGTGATGTAGTCTCAGAATGGATCATTAAAGGAGCTATAATTACCGAAGCAACATTTGGTGATTACAATTACGATAGTGAGGGTGCTGTTGAAATCTCAATGACAGTACAACCTGATTACTGTGTATTGAATTTCTAATACAAAATACAAAATATAAAGAAAGAGCGTACGAAAGTGCGCTCTTTTTATTTTATTATATATTTATATCAAACAAATAGTTATCCATAATGGCACTCGACAACCTAAAGTTACCTACAGAAACTGTAGAACTCCCTTCAAAAGGTCTTTTATACCCAAAAGACAACCCCCTTTCTTCCGGAACCATAGAAATGAAGTATATGACTGCTAGGGAAGAAGATATTTTAACCAACTCTGCTTACATTAAAAACGGAACAGTAATTGATAAACTTCTTCAATCTTTAATAGTTTCAAGTATTAAGTATGATGACTTATTAATTGGGGATAAAAACGCAATTTTAATAGCAGCACGTGTATTGGGGTATGGTAAAGACTATGAGTTTACTGTAGGAGATACTACTCATATTGTAGATCTTACCCAAATTGAAAATAAACCCTTCGATGAATCTCTTTTTACCTCCGGAGTAAATGAATTTAGTTATACCTTACCTCATACAGATACCGACATCACTTTTAAATTACTATCCCATGGTGATGAGAAAAAAATCCAAAAAGAACTTGCAGGTATTAAAAAACTAAACCAATCTAATCCCGATGGTTCTACAAGATTAAAGTATATCATTACTTCAGTAGGGGAAAGTAGGGAACCTAAGGATATAAGAGAATTTGTAGATAATTACTTACTAGCTAAAGATGCCAGAGCTTTTAGAAAATATGTTCTTGAATTTCAACCCGACGTTGATTTAACTTTTTTTCCCGATGATGGAGGGGATTCTTTCCCCCTCCCAATTGGTATCCGCTTTTTTTATCCTGACTTCGAGTAAGGCAGCTTATTTAAGAAAGTCTACATTTACTCAAATACATGAAATAGTATTTCATGGGCAAGGGGGATATGATTGGGAAACTGTGTATAATATGCCCTTATGGCTTAAAAAATTTACTTTTGAGCAAATTAAAGATTATTATAATCAAAAATCTAACAATGCTAAAGAATCCCAATCTAAAACCCCTAACCAAACCACAGTAATAGATTCATCTGGAAAGGTCAAATCCCCAGAACATTTAAAACGAACCACATATCGATAAAGGTTTTATTTTTAAATATTTATAATAAATCCTTAACATGGCAGCAGGAGACGACATCAATAGAGCTAGAGAAGAAACTCAAAAATTAACTCAAGAAACCACTTTTTTAATTGATGCCTTTTCTTCATTAGGTGTTACTATTACGGATGCTATTACGGATGCTATTGACTCTGCTCAAGGGTTAGATAAAATTAGCCAAAAAATAGCTAAAACTTATGAAAGGGATTTAACTAAATCCGTTAAGGGAATAGTCAGTAGCCTGGATACTCAACTTGATCTTCAAAGAAAGATAAACAAAGGTCAAGATATAAGTAAAGAAATTCTTTCTATTAGAGAAAAAAGCGAACAAAACATAGTAGCACTCCAATCCCGTATTAATTTACTTCAGATGAATGGAGTAGGAATAAGCGAAGAACTTACAGTAGAACTTCAAAATCAAATTAAGTTAGAACGTAAAATTTTAAAGGATTTAGAAGAACAAAATGATGAAAGAGGTAAATCTTTAGGCCTTGTAGGAAAACTTACGGGGGGGTTAAATGGAATTCTAAAAAACTTTGATAAGTCTGGAAAATTATCTTCTATTTTAGATATAGAGGGGGCTACTAATCAAACATCTCGTATGACAGATGTTATGAGTCGTAGATTAAAAATAAGTAGTAAGGAAATTTCAAATTCTAAAAAATTAGGATTTTTTATTAAACAAATAGGTAAAAACTTATTATCAAACATTAAACCCACTGATATATTTACTGCTCTTTTAGTTAAAAGTTCCCAAGCTCTTAAAAAAATAGATACTAGAGTAGTAGGTTTAAGAAAAAATTTAGGATTAAGTGCTGGTGAAGCTACTAACCTAAATGATAAACTTGCTATGACCGCTTTCACGAGCAACAAAATAGGAGTTAATGTTGATACCCTTACTAAATCCGTTAATGATTTAAACTCATCATTAGGAGGTACTGCTATAATATTTGATGAAGATTTACTAGTATCTGCTACCTTTTTAAGAGAAAGATTTAATATGTCTGAAGAAGCTTTAGGTAATGTTACTAAAGAAGCATTAGCTACGGGTCGTTCTTTAGAAAGTATAAAAAATTACCAATTAGAATCTTTAGTAGCAGCTGAAAAAACCTTAAAAGTTAACTTAAACACAAATGCCGCTTTAGATAAAGCTAACAAAATATCAGGAGCCCTAAGACTAAACCTAGAAAAAACCCCTGGAGGTTTAGTTAAAGCGGTAGCTCAAGCAACTGCTTTAGGTTTAGAAGTAGAGCAAACTGCTAAAATGGCTGGAAAGTTACTTGATTTTGAATCAAGTATTGAAGCTGAAATGCAAGCTGAACTTTTAACTGGTAAACAACTTAATCTTGAACAAGCTAGATTACTAGCATTAAATGGAGATACAGCAGGAGCGGCCGCTGAAATAGCTAAACAAGTAGGTAGTGCTGCTGAATTCCAAGCTATGAATGTAATTCAACAACAAGCGTTAGCGGATGCTGTTGGATTAACTGCTGATGAATTAGCTAATTCTCTTAGAACTCAAGAAAGCATATCATCAGAAGCAGATAAATTTACGGAACGAACTGCCGAAGGAGCAGAAGAAGCAGCTACAGCATTATCGGTCCAACAAAGATTAGCGGGTGCTGCTGAAAAATTGGCAGGAATATTAGAATTTTCTGCTATAGCTGCCGCTGTTTTTGCAGGAGCTTTAACAGGAATTTTCTTTGGTCCTATAGCTGCAATTGCTATGGCAGCCACTGCGGGATTAGCAACAGCAGCACTTTTAGGCACATTCCAGGGAGACGATATTATCTCTCCATCACAAGGAGGATCAGGATACGGTAAACGTACCTTATTTGGTCCTGAAGGTGCAATTTCCCTAAATGATAAAGATACTATAGTAGCAGGTACTGATTTAAAAATGGGAGATGATATAGTATCACCCCCACAAATGGGTATAACTGAAACTATTACAAATAATAACAATACTGAAACTGTTACTAATAATAATAACAATACTGAAAGTTCTCCTACCTCAATAAACATAGCTCCTTTAGTAGAACAAATGAATAAAATGAATGCTACCTTAAATGCTATTTTAGGTAAAGAGGGTACGGTTACATTGGATGGTACAAAAGTAGGAACTGCCTTAACAGTAGGATCTTATAAATTACAATAATTTAATATTTATAACAAAATCACAATCATGTCAATTATTAACCTATACAACACATCACCTTCTGATCTTGCAAGTAGACCCCCAACGGTTCCTGCAGGCTCATTTTTTGGAACTAATTTATCAAAACTCCATGATGAGTATTCTTTAAATGCTAATCCTAAATTACCTAGTTTACCCTCTCCAACCTCTCTAGGTTTGCGAGGCATTACTCCTGCAGATAATTATAGGGATAACGCTCCTGAAAATAGATCATTCTAATAGATGCCCTTAATTGATCTTAAAACAGACCTTAAGTCTCTAACCTATGGAAAGGATCGCCCTGGTGGGGGTAGTAGTAAAGAACCTTTTATTACAGAACCTATTCCGGAAGGGGAAACTCCTGGGGCTTCTAACGACTTTCTCCTACGCCAAGGAGCTATCGGAAGAGGAGTTGAAGATGTTTCAAGATTAACTAAATTACTTTTTTCTACTACTAAAGGTCTTAACTTTACAACTACTACTAATCTTCTATCTAGAACATCAGTAAAAACAGAAGCAACTACCGGCCCTGCTTACGCTGCAGGTACCATTAATCAAGGAGTTTATGTTCCCTCTTCTACCCTAGCTCAAGTTGTGGCTGGATTTGGAGGCACTCATTTAAATTTATTAGGCTTGGATCCAACTTCTCCCATGGCTGGGATAGTTGAAGGAGGGTTATTCCCTGGAGGGGGTCTTATTAGATATGAACAAGCGGTCCACGACCAAAATAATCAATTAGGAGATAGTAGTAATAATAGATTAGTATCTTTATATGATACTAAAATTTTAGGTTCACTATTTCCTAAAAACCCTCTAGTTGCTTCTAGTGACCTTAATATACTATCTTATAGTGGGGGGCCGGGATCCACATTAGGTGTAGGTAAGACTATAACTAAAAGAGCAACCTATACTACAGGCAAAAATGAATACGGGTGGACTACTGGATCTTTTTTAGACAATTCCTTCAACAAAGTATCAGCAGCTCAAACTTATTTTAATACTAATTACTCTTCTAAAGAACAAGAAATTAATACACCTTTAGGTCCAATTACTTTAAAGGGAATTGAAGCAGGCACATACAATAGTGCTGAAAACTTTCCTAAGGGGGTAGTTAATTCTGGCTCTATTGTAACACTTACTACGGCATACAAAAAACCTGATGGAAGCTCTATTGAATACCATCCAAACTCTCCTAATGAGTTAACTAATGACTCTGTCACTAGTTATACCCAACGTTCATATCAATCCAACCCAGATTTTATACTTAGAAAGTATGGTAACTTAGCATCTCCTGTAAGTGGGAGTAAACAATATACTTACACAGGGGATAAATTTAGTGCAACAAATACCAACTTATTAAATGTTAGTAGTGGGTCAAGCGCAGAAGAACTTGGAGAATCCCAATTATTTAAATTTTATTTAAATCTTCTTAACCCTGATAACCCCTCTGATAACGAATACCTTTACTGGCAAGCTTATGTAGACAACTTCTCAGATTCTATAGGAGCCCAATATGATGAATACACTTATACCGGTAGAGGATATCCTTCATATAAGTATAAGGGGTTTAGTAGGGCAATAAATTTAGACTTTACAATAGTAGCCGAAAATCCAAATCAAATAATTCCTATTTATGCTAAATTAAATAAATTAATACAAAATTTAGCCCCTAACTACAGTAATAGCGGTTATATACGTGGAAATTTTGTTAAATTGACATTTGGAGATTATTTGAATGACGTACCCGGAATTGTAACTGGTTTTACATTATCTCCAATATTTGAAGCTGGGTTTGATATAGATAAGGGGAAACAACTCCCAAAATCCATTAAAGTAAGTGGGTTTAATTTTACTCCAATAACTGATAATAGTAAAGGATTAGTAAGCAGTGATAGCAAATTTATTTCATATCAATAATGAATAGATATAATAATATTCCCATATTTCGTACTCCTGTAGGGAAAAGATATAGAGCTAATGTAAAATATCCTGAAATTCCCTTTAGCGATAATGATTTCTACGTTATAGCCGAAGAAGGGGATAGATACGATCTATTAGCTTATCAATACTATGGGGATGTTACTTTATGGTGGGTTATATCATCCGCAAACCCTAGATTCAAACCTAATAGTTTGTACCCTACATTGGGCCACCAAATAAGAATACCCTCTAATATTTCTGATATTATAGAGGCATATAAAGTTTTAAATAAATAAATTATGGGGAAAATTATAGGTGAAAATTTCGCTCCTTTTGTAGATAAACAAATAAAAGTTAGACAAGAAAAATTAGGATCTACTACTTACGATAACGAACTTATTTCATATACTACAAGTAAAGATAGTTGGTTACGCCTAACATCAGGAGTTAACATAGACCAAACTAGACTTAACAACCTCCCCGGCACCCCCATCGGAAAAGGTGGAATTCCTGAGGGATCTGGGTTAGCTGAGAGATATGTTTTATTTGGGGGGGCCAATAATACTACAACTTCTTCAAAACCTAAAGGAGGAATTGTAGACAATTATACTGATTCTATATTAAAAAATGCTTCCTATGGATTTGATTCAACTGCAAATTATGGCTTAACTCCACTCCCAGGTGTTACTTCTTTTAATATTAAACCTAAAAATAATGGTTCTTTAATAGAAGGAGAAATTAAAATTAAATGCTATAACGTACAACAATTTAATCATATTGAAGCTCTTTACTTGAGATTAGGATATACTTTACTTTTAGAATGGGGACACACTATATATTTTAAAAATGATAAATCCCTCGAAAGTGATGTCACCTCGGGTAACCAGGTATATAAAGAGTTTCTTCAAGCTAAAAGTGGAAATGATGAAGACCCTCAAACTTACATACAAAATAAAATAAAACAAACTAGATCAGATTCCTCAGGTAACTATGATGGTATGTTAGGTAGAGTGCTCAATTATAATTGGGAAGTTACTCCTGAAGGGGAATATAATATAACTGTAAAAGTTCTTTCCCCAGGAGATATTATAGAATCTCTTTCTATATCTACAAATCTACCCGGTGACAAACGTTCAGAACCCGATTCCCCTTCTTCGGGAATAGAAAATAAAATTGAATCAACAACTATAGGAAGAATATTGGGAGACTTTAAAAAACGTCTTGATGGTGTCTCTATTTTTTCAAGCGATGATTCCCCTCTTGGAGAACTTAAAACTGAAAATTTGGGCGTATATAGTGGTATTGTTGTTCCAACCCCACGTAAGGCATCTTATTTTAATTCTAACCTTACCAATGACTCTATAAAATTAAGTGCCAACCTAGAAGATTTAAATCCCTACAAAGATGAAATTATTTCTCCCCCTTCATCTCAACCCCTTAAAGAATTAATAAAACTTGAAGGAGAAAACTCAGACGAAGCTTTTTATTATATTAAATTTGGGGCGTTATTAAGGATAATTCAAAATTTTCTTCTATTATATAATACTACCGAAAATTCTACTCCTATAATAGGTATAAATTGGGAATATGATGAAAATCAATGCTTTATCCCCCTTGAAGATTTATTTTCATCAGATCCTCGTACTTGCTTAATACCCTCTAGATTTAAAACCGGAGTAGTAGAATTTTCTCTTGAAGGTTCCGATGAATTAGGATTTGAAAATACTTTTGATTTCAAAAAAATTAACCAGATTTTAGGATCAGATTTTTTAACTAGTAAAGATAAAAAAAATGATAAATTTACTTATAATTTTATGCATATTCATTTAAATATAGATTTAATTTTTAATATACTTGATAAAAACATAAACAGCGCAGGAAACTTAGCTTTAATTGACTTTCTACTAGCTTTGTGCACCCAAATAAATTCATCTTTATCTAATGCAACCGAATTAACCCCATTCCATGATACCGATGATAATATTTTATATATAGTTAATAAAAGAAACTCGAATAACATTTTACCTGATTCTGAAAAGGAAGCTTCAAAATTCCAAATAGGATTTTATAATAGTGGGCAAGGAAACATAACAGGTATTCAAAAGGGTAGTTTTGTAAAAAATATTTCTATAAACTCAACAATCCCTCCTAATTTTGCAACCCAAATAGCAATAGGGGCTCAAGCTAACAACACTAGCGTAGACCAAAATTCCTTTTCTTTTTCAAATTGGAATAGGGGATACACAGACAGAATAGTTTTAGATAAAAAAACTTCTGCTGAATCAACAACAGCAAAAGAAGAACAAATTAGGCAGGATAGAAGATTAAAATATGCTGAAACTGTAAAAAGTACAGAAATAGCAGTTATGCTTAATAGTACCTTTAGTTATAGTGCGAATCTTTACAAACTTTCTACAGCCATAAATAAATACTTTGAAATACGATCTTCTGAAAATATAAAAAAGGATAATTCTTTAACATCTCCCGTTTTAATTCCTATTTCATTATCTCTTACTATGGATGGTCTTTCTGGAATGAAAATTTTTCAAAAATACACTATCACAGATGAATTTCTCCCCCAAAGTTATAGGGATAATATAGAATTTATTATTAAAGGCATAAACCATACCATAGATGGTTCAGGATGGATTACTAATGTTGAAGGGCAGTTTATGCCCAAAGCTAGACTAAGTGAACCTATTACAGAGGATAATCCCCTCTTTACGGGCCCCCAAAATCAGTTTTAATTAATATTTATCAATATGCCCTATGTTCCCAAAAGTAGAATTCAAACTAATCTGTATACTGCGGGAAAGAACTATGTAATCAAAGGAACAACCCAACCTTACATTGGGTACTACTACAAAACATATAAGGGCCAATTATTTACAGGAAAAAATCCTGATAATAAACCCAATAGACTCCTAATCCCAATTCCTGAACCAGTACAAGCTAACCAAACTCAAGTCTATATTAAAGACAATGTTGAAAATGAAAATTATAAACTCTTAAGAGGAATCTCAGGAAATAATTTACGAAATTCCCCCCAACTATTCTTTACACAACCCACTGAACAGGATTACCAACTTGGTGAATTTAGAAGATTTTTTTGTAAAAGTAGAAATGAATTTATTTATTTAGAAACTTCCGAATCTGACTATAACGCATTAGTTCAAAATAGTCCAACTATAGATTTCCAAAACTGGGTACCTTTTAATATACCTTGGACATTAACAGGAGATGAAAATCAAGTATATCGTACAAATCATAGTATAGTAAAATTAAAAGAAAAAAATGAAGGTTTTTATGGATTAGGAAAATATCTTCAAGAGAAATATTTAAGGTACTATAAACCTTGAATATTTATAACGAAGAACCACTAATCTATGGCACAAAAATTTATTATAGATAGAGATTTAGGAGCATTTTGTATACCTTACAAGGTTTCAACTCCCTCTACAATCCCCTCCCCTGGTAGATTAAGTCTTTATAGTAGTTTAGATGTTAGAAATACAACTCGTGTTGATATTAACATATCGGACCTTAATAATATTAACATATCGGATTACCTAAAAGATAGTACTAAAGGTAATTTAACAATACACAGTAAAAAATATCCTGCTAACTACGCAGTTTTTCCTTACACAGCTGTAACGGATAATACTAATTATATATCTTTTACAATAACTGCAGGAGCTAGTGCTCAATCTGGTAATTTTCCATTAAATGCTGAGGAAGAAGTTTGTATTGTATTAGATTATAATGACGGAACAGGAGGAGGAGGAAGCGGCTCATCAGGTACATCAGGATCATCGGGTGCCGAAGGCTCCTCAGGTACTTCAGGTACTTCAGGCACTTCGGGTTCATCTGGTGAAGATGGTGACATATATGCCGATTGTAGCACTCAAACCATTACCGATCCCCCTGGAGACCCCCTTAATATAAACATAGCCGCAGGACTAGCATATACAGTAGGTCAAACTGTAATACTAGCATATAGTGCCACACAGTATATAGTAGGAATAGTTAATTCATATAACTCATCAAATGGGGATATAGAAATCGATATTACTTCCCAAACAGGGAATTGGCCTACCCCTACTTCTCTACAATGGTGTATAAACCTAGAGGGAGCTCCAGGAGCAGCAGGATCATCAGGCACTTCAGGCACTTCAGGATCATCGGGTTCATCGGGTACTAGCGGTTCATCAGGTATGACAGGTGCTTCAGGTACATCCGGTTCTTCAGGTACTTCAGGTAGTTCGGGCACATCTGGCTCCTCAGGCTCATCTGGCACCTCAGGCTCATCGGGCACTTCAGGTATATCGGGTTCATCGGGTACTTCAGGTTCATCTGGTACTTCAGGTTCTTCAGGTTCTTCAGGTACCTCAGGCATAGACGGTTCCTCAGGCACTTCAGGTTCTTCAGGTTCTTCAGGCACATCAGGTTCATCAGGTACTTCAGGTTCATCTGGAATATCAGGTTCATCAGGTACTTCAGGTACATCTGGAGAATCAGGCTCATCAGGTACTTCAGGTTCTTCAGGTATGACAGGTGCCTCAGGTACCTCGGGTTCATCAGGCTCATCAGGTTCGTCAGGTACCTCAGGTTCCTCAGGTTCCTCAGGCACCTCAGGTATAGATGGTTCCTCAGGTACTAGTGGTTCTTCGGGTACTTCAGGTATAGATGGCTCTTCAGGTACCTCAGGTTCTTCAGGTACTAGTGGTTCTTCAGGCTCATCAGGTACATCAGGTACATCCGGCTCATCAGGCACTTCAGGTTTTTCAGGCTCCTCAGGCACCTCAGGTAGCTCAGGCACATCGGGATCATCAGGCATCAGTGGCTCTTCAGGTACTAGTGGCTCATCAGGCACATCAGGTACTAGTGGTTCATCAGGCACTTCAGGTACTAGTGGTTCATCAGGTATTAGTGGTTCATCAGGCACTTCAGGTTCATCGGGCACTTCAGGCATAGATGGCTCTTCAGGTACTGCAGGTTCATCAGGTACTTCAGGTTCTTCGGGTATGACGGGTGCATCAGGTACTTCAGGCTCTTCAGGTACTAGCGGTTCGGCAGGTACTAGTGGTTCTTCAGGCACATCAGGTTCTTCAGGCACCTCAGGTTCATCAGGATCGTCGGGTACCTCAGGTATAGACGGTTCTTCGGGTACTTCAGGTACTTCAGGCTCTTCAGGTACTAGCGGTTCTGCAGGTACTAGTGGTTCTTCAGGCACTAGTGGTTCTTCAGGTACATCAGGTTCATCAGGTACTTCAGGCTCATCAGGCATTAGTGGTTCATCAGGTACCTCTGGTACATCAGGCTCTTCAGGTGCCTCAGGTTCTTCAGGTACTAGTGGTTCTTCAGGAACCTCAGGCACCTCCGGCTCTTCAGGATCATCAGGTACCTCAGGTATAGATGGTTCTTCAGGTACCTCAGGTTCTTCAGGTACTAGTGGTTCTTCAGGTACCTCAGGTACCGCCGGCTCTTCAGGATCATCAGGCACCTCAGGTTCCTCAGGAATGACGGGGGCTTCGGGCACATCAGGTTCATCAGGTACTTCGGGTATCGATGGTTCATCTGGCACTTCAGGATCTTCGGGTACCTCAGGTTCTTCCGGCACCTCTGGGATAAATGGCTCTTCAGGAACTTCAGGCACTTCGGGTTCATCTGGCACTTCAGGTTCTTCAGGTACATCGGGTATTAGTGGTTCCTCAGGTACATCAGGTACTAGTGGTTCCTCAGGCACTAGTGGTATCTCGGGTTCCTCAGGTACTAGTGGCTCTTCAGGTACTAGTGGCTCTTCAGGTACTAGTGGTTCTTCCGGCACTAGTGGTTCTTCAGGTACTAGTGGCTCTTCAGGCACATCAGGCTCATCTGGTACCTCAGGTACAGCTGGCTCATCAGGTACTTCAGGTTCCTCAGGCACATCAGGTTCTTCAGGTATGACAGGTGCCTCAGGAACATCAGGTTCTTCAGGTACATCAGGTTCTTCAGGTACTAGTGGTTCTTCGGGTACTTCGGGTTCATCAGGTGAGGATGGTGACATATACGCCAATTGTAGTACCCAATCCCTCACTTCCCCCGCTTCGGGTACCCTTAATCTTGTTATAGGAATTGGATTAGCTTATACAACGGGACAAAGTATAATATTGGCTACCCCAGGTAATGTTAATAACCTAATTGAAGGAACGGTTGGGTCCTATAATTCGGGAACAGGGGGCATTAGTATTATAGTTACCTCTTCTACAGGGACTTTTAGTGGTTCTCAACAATGGTGTATAAACCTAGCGGGAGCCCCCGGAGCATCAGGTTCTTCGGGTACATCGGGTATCTCAGGTTCTTCAGGAACATCAGGTATCTCAGGTTCATCAGGCACTTCAGGTGCTGCAGGTTCATCAGGTACTTCAGGCATAAGTGGTTCTTCAGGCACATCAGGTTCTTCAGGTATGACAGGTGCCTCAGGTACTTCAGGTTCTTCAGGCACATCAGGTATTAGTGGTTCCTCAGGCACCTCAGGTTCATCAGGTTCATCAGGCACCTCAGGCACCTCAGGCGCCATAGGTATTAGTGGCTCCTCAGGTACTTCGGGTACATCAGGCTCTTCAGGTACTAGTGGTTCATCAGGTATGACAGGGGCCTCAGGCACATCAGGTTCATCAGGTACTTCAGGCAGCTCAGGTTCTTCAGGCACCTCAGGTGTTTCAGGTTCTTCAGGAACTTCAGGTAGTTCAGGCATTTCAGGCTCATCAGGTTCCTCAGGTACTAGTGGTTCCTCAGGTTCATCAGGTACTTCAGGCTCATCAGGCATTAGTGGTTCATCAGGTACCTCTGGTACATCAGGTTCATCGGGTACATCGGGTACTTCAGGTTCATCAGGTACTAGTGGTTCTGCAGGCACCAGTGGTTCATCAGGTATTAGTGGCTCTTCAGGCACCTCCGGTTCATCAGGTATGACAGGTGCTTCGGGTACATCAGGCTCCTCAGGTATTTCGGGCTCATCGGGAACTTCAGGTACATCAGGCTCATCGGGTATTTCAGGCTCCTCAGGTACTTCGGGTACATCAGGTTCTTCAGGTACTAGTGGTTCTTCAGGTACATCAGGTTCATCGGGTACTTCAGGCTCATCAGGTATTAGTGGTTCATCAGGTACCTCTGGTACATCAGGTTCATCGGGTACTTCAGGCTCATCAGGTACTAGTGGTTCATCAGGTACTAGTGGTTCATCAGGTACTTCAGGTACTAGTGGCTCCTCAGGTTTTAGCGGTTCATCAGGTACTTCAGGTTCTTCAGGCACTTCAGGCACTTCAGGCTCTTCAGGTGTTAGCGGTTCATCAGGTACTAGTGGTTCATCAGGTATGACTGGAGCCTCAGGTACTTCTGGTTCTTCGGGTACTAGTGGTTCCTCGGGTACATCAGGAGCTACAGGGGATAGTGGTTCTTCAGGCACATCAGGCTCATCGGGTACTTCAGGCTCCTCAGGCACTTCAGGTATAGATGGTTCTTCAGGCACTAGTGGTTCTTCAGGTACATCAGGTTCGTCAGGTACTTCAGGGGCTACAGGTGAGGATGGCTCATCAGGCACATCAGGTTCATCAGGTACGTCAGGTTCATCAGGCACCTCAGGAGCTACAGGTGAAAGTGGCTCTTCAGGAACTTCAGGTTCCTCGGGTATAACAGGTGCTTCAGGTACTTCAGGTTCTTCAGGTACTTCAGGTTCTTCAGGCACCAGTGGCTCTTCAGGCATTAGTGGTTCTTCAGGCACATCAGGAGCTACAGGTGAAAGTGGCTCTTCAGGTACCTCAGGTTCCTCAGGTATGACAGGTGCCTCAGGCACATCAGGTTCTTCAGGCACTTCAGGTTCCTCAGGTACTAGTGGTTCTTCAGGTACTTCAGGTATAGATGGTTCTTCAGGTACAAGTGGTTCATCAGGTACTTCAGGTATAGACGGCTCTTCAGGCACCTCAGGTTCATCGGGTACATCAGGTTCATCAGGTACATCAGGTACTTCGGGTTCTTCAGGTATTAGTGGTTCTTCAGGCACTTCGGGTTCATCAGGTATGACAGGAGCCTCAGGCACTTCAGGTTCTTCAGGTACATCAGGTACTGCAGGTTCATCAGGTACTTCAGGTATATCGGGTTCATCAGGTACATCAGGTTCTTCAGGTATGACTGGAGCTTCAGGTACATCAGGTTCTTCAGGTACTAGTGGTTCATCAGGCACATCAGGCTCATCAGGCACTTCAGGTATAGATGGTTCTTCAGGCACTTCAGGCACTTCAGGTTCTTCAGGAGCTGCTGGAGCGGATGGTGATGTATACGCGGATTGTGCAAATCAAACTATTACTAGTGGTACCCCTCCACCATCACTTACTTTAACTTTTGCTACTGATTTAGCTTATACCGCAGGACAGAATGTAATATTAGCACATAGTGCTACCCAATTTATTGAAGGAACAGTAGATAGTTATACTCCCAATTCAGGGGTAATAGTATTAATTAATTTAACTTACACGGGAACATTCTCAGGTACTATAGAATGGTGTTTAAACTTAGCAGGAGCCCCAGGGGCATCGGGTTCATCAGGAACCTCTGGTACATCAGGCTCATCAGGCACTTCAGGTATAGATGGTTCATCGGGCACCTCAGGTTCTTCAGGTACATCAGGCTCTTCAGGTACTAGTGGTTCATCCGGTACTTCAGGTATAAATGGTTCATCAGGTACCTCAGGTTCTTCAGGTACATCAGGCTCTTCAGGTATATCTGGTTCTTCAGGTACATCAGGTACATCAGGTATATCGGGTTCATCAGGTACATCAGGTTCTTCAGGTATGACTGGAGCTTCAGGCACATCAGGTTCTTCAGGTACATCAGGTTCTTCAGGCACCAGTGGCTCCTCAGGTACTAGTGGTTCTTCAGGTACATCAGGTACATCAGGTGTATCAGGTTCCTCAGGTACCTCAGGCTCTTCAGGAACATCAGGTATAGATGGTTCTTCGGGTACTTCAGGTGCTGCAGGTTCATCAGGTACTTCAGGCATAAGTGGTTCTTCAGGCACATCAGGTTCTTCAGGTATGACAGGAGCCTCAGGAACATCAGGTTCTTCAGGTACATCAGGTTCTTCAGGCACTTCGGGTTCATCAGGTACTAGTGGTTCTTCAGGCACCAGTGGTTCTTCAGGTACATCAGGTACATCAGGTTTATCAGGTTCCTCAGGTACCTCAGGCTCTTCAGGTATGACAGGAGCTTCAGGTACTTCAGGTTCCTCAGGTACTTCAGGTTCCTCAGGTACTAGTGGTTCTTCAGGTACTTCAGGTATAGATGGTTCTTCAGGTACAAGTGGTTCATCAGGTACTTCAGGTATAGACGGCTCTTCAGGTACTTCAGGTTCATCGGGTACATCAGGTTCATCAGGAGCAACAGGTGAAAGTGGCTCATCAGGCACCTCAGGCTCTTCAGGTACTAGTGGTTCTTCAGGCACTTCGGGTTCATCAGGTATGACAGGAGCCTCAGGAACATCAGGTTCTTCAGGTACATCAGGTACTGCAGGTTCATCAGGTTCTTCAGGTACTAGTGGTTCTTCAGGCACTAGTGGCTCTTCAGGTACCTCAGGAGCTACAGGTGGAAGTGGCTCTTCAGGTACCTCAGGTTCCTCGGGTATGGCAGGTGCTTCAGGTACTTCAGGTTCATCAGGTACATCAGGTTCTTCAGGCACCAGTGGTTCTTCGGGTACTTCAGGTATTAATGGTTCATCAGGTACTAGCGGTTCTTCGGGTACTAGTGGTTCTTCAGGTACTTCAGGTTCTTCAGGTACCGGTGGTTCTTCTGGCACCTCAGGTATTGATGGTTCTTCAGGCACTTCAGGTTCATCAGGCACCTCAGGCTCTTCAGGTATGACCGGAGCTTCGGGTACTTCAGGTTCTTCAGGCACTAGTGGTTCTTCAGGTACTAGTGGTTCCTCAGGTTCATCGGGTATTTCAGGTACTTCAGGTTCATCAGGTACTTCAGGTTCATCAGGCACATCGGGTTCCTCTGGCACATCGGGCACTTCAGGCACTTCAGGTTCTTCAGGTATGACAGGTGCCTCAGGTACTTCAGGTTCTTCAGGCACTTCAGGTATAGACGGTTCATCAGGTACTTCAGGCACTTCAGGCACTTCGGGTTCATCAGGCACTTCAGGTTCTTCAGGCACTTCAGGTTCATCAGGTATGACAGGTGCTTCAGGCACATCCGGCTCATCGGGTACCTCAGGCTCCTCAGGCACTTCAGGTATAGATGGCTCTTCAGGTACTAGTGGTTCTTCAGGCACATCAGGCTCATCAGGTACCTCAGGCTCATCAGGTGCTTCAGGAACCGATGGAGATATCTATGCTGCATGTGTTAATAACCTTACAATTTCAAACCCTCCTTCATCCCCTCTTACTATTGCTATAGGATCCGGATTAGCTTATACTGCGGGGCAGAACATAATATTAGCAATTGATTCCTCTAATTTTATTGAGGGTACCGTAAACAATTATAACTCAGGAACTGGAAATATTGAAATTAATGTTACTTCTTCCACAGGGTCTTGGTCTTCAATTACCTCTTATACATGGTGTATAAACCTAGCAGGAGCCCCAGGAGCATCAGGTTCTTCAGGTACATCAGGTTCTTCAGGCACTTCAGGTACTTCAGGTATAGATGGTTCATCGGGCACCTCAGGTTCTTCAGGTACTTCAGGCTCTTCAGGCTCTTCAGGTACTTCGGGTTCTTCAGGTATGACAGGGGCTTCAGGTACTTCAGGTTCTTCAGGTACTAGTGGTTCCTCAGGTACATCAGGCTCATCAGGCACTTCAGGTTCTTCAGGAACAAGTGGTTTATCAGGCACCAGTGGTTCATCGGGTACTTCAGGGATTGCAGGTATAGACGGCTCTTCAGGCACATCCGGTTCATCAGGTATGACAGGCGCCTCAGGTACTTCAGGCTCTTCGGGTACTAGTGGCTCTTCAGGTTCTAGCGGCACCTCAGGAACAAGTGGTTCCTCAGGTACTTCAGGTTCATCAGGTACATCAGGTATAGACGGTTCATCGGGTACCTCAGGTTCATCAGGTACATCAGGTATAGACGGTTCATCAGGTACAAGTGGCTCATCAGGTACCTCAGGTATAGATGGTTCATCAGGTACAAGTGGTTCATCAGGTACTTCAGGT